TGTGGTATTCTCACATGAGGAATTCCCCATTTCGCTGCTCTTGCCATAGCACCACACTTCTTAGTGTTGTGTATCATCAACACAACTTCATGCTTACTGCATAATGGATTTGTAACTATGTTCTCGAAGTTGGTTCCGTTTCCAGAACACATAATTCCTAATCTCATGGAAATAGACACAAAAAAGGATGGGCCTTACACGGAGACATGTGGTGGCGTGTCTCCGATGCCCACATACTAATTATACCAGACTGGATTTATCTGTCAACTTTGTTTTCATACCTTGATCCCATACTTTAAATGAATATGGTGTCCACTGACCATAAAAGCAATCCTCAACCTCCATGGAATGTCCACCAAAAGATTTTGGTATGATACCATACTTATCATAACTTCTACTTTCGTAAAGTATAGAATCAAATTCAGGATCCTTAAAAGTTAATGACTTAGCATAATCCCAAAAAGGAGTATTATACTTCGATCCACATTGATAGTGCCAAAGTACAAAATTTTGCAACTCTTCCACATATCTTCTACATTCCTTAGATGCCTGACTGGAAGAAACTTCATTTGTCAATATATTTTTCATAATATAATCTGCCCACTGAATATATGTCTGAGTAGAAGAAGACTCTAATGGTTCTAGAAAGAATAATCTATTACCATTAAGTATAATCCTATCATCGAGCATAGGATTCTTTGCAACATAATTTTTAAACTTAACATGCTTAGTAACATCAACATCAAACTTCTCTAAGAAGTTATGTTCTGCTACTTCTTGCTGAGTTATATCACTATTATAACAATAACCAACACAGAAATCATGAGAAGGTGATTTGTATCTTGTAGGAATTACAAATGTCCACCCATCAGGTGTTGCTACATGCCTACTCCAAAGATTTCTTGATGTATTCCACTTAGGTTTACCAAGAACACAGGCATTAACGGGATTAATTAGATCTTCATATTCAGAAAAATCATCTGGTTTTCCCCTACAATCAAAAACATAATCAGCATCAACATCTTTAGGATCTACCTCACCATGAGTTACTTTGAAGTGACCTGATTTTAATACACTTGCTTGCATTTCCCATGGACAATAATGCATTGCCATACTTTGAGGAGGAAATGGATGGAATACTTCTTCATTTACTTGTCCCCATCCTTCATATAATATACCACTCTTCATTGTGGCATGAATTGGATTATGATACCAATCAAAACCAAGAGCAGCCCATAAAAGTTTAGGTGGATCTAATAGAGTTGCCTGTCCTACTCGTTCAGGAAGCACTTCTGGGTTGTATATTAACTCAACTTCTATATCTTTTCGATGCCATGCAAGATATAGTGCGGTGAAACAACCTCCGTTACCTCCACCTACAACACTAATCTTCATCTAGTTCTTCTACTATTTCATTAATAGGTTCTAATACTAATAATTCTATATCTTCATCATCATCTTCTACCTCAATCCACTCCTCAAACTCTTTATAGATTGCATCTTTAGCACCAATAGATTTTGATTCTTCTACTTTATTGATAGCCCATTCTCTAGTATAAGCAACAATATCATCAGTCGTCATTTCCATAGTAATCTTTTCTGAAGTACCTTGAGAGGATGTTGCTATTATAGTACTTTGGTGTGCCGTCGTCAAGTTGCTCTGTAAGAACTCCGTGTGCAAAGAGTTGTCGGGTTTCCTCGAAGTTTGTTTTGCCTTTTGTATGATGTAGTGATAAGATAGTTCGACTAAAATTCTCTCTGCCAATCTTCCCAATCTCTTCTTTAAGTTCTGGACAAGACCCATAATACTTTTTCCAATCAGATTCAGATTTTACTTTGCGTTTTTTACCCTTTGGGGTTCTGAACTGCCAAAAGTATTTACGTCCAATATATTCTCTTCCATTCTTATTGTTTATTATACTATATACAAACCCATAATATTCTCTAATATCAGTAGACTCGAATACTTTTTTATTATATCTCCACGGATTCTCATACCTAATAGTCATACTCATCAAGGACATCCAATGCATTATTTAGTGCTTGTTGGGCTGCCCATCTTTCTTTACTGGTCCAATCAGGATACCGAGTCTTGTTATCAATCCCCTTCTTTATACTAAGGAGTCTTGATTCCATGTCTACCTTTTTAAGTCTTCCGTTCATGTAAGTTCTATACCTCGAATCTGGCCATGGACAACTAGCATACCTATTTGGAAATAGCATTTTTCTTTTCTTTGAGAATTATCAGTTCTTTTTTAAGCTCTGCATTTTCTTGTTTTAATTTTTGGATCTCGTTCTCGTAGGTAGCAATCACACGTTCTTGTTGTTCGTTGATTTCTTCTAATTCATACCAAGATCTTATATGCTCAAAGCCCATTAGACTGATGTTTCGTATCTATTTAATTGATAATTACAATTTAAAACCACTAAATGTGTCCTTTTTAACATCTTGCTTAATTCCACCGACAATGTAAGATTCGACTTCTGTTTCTTGAGGTGCTACTTGTAGACCCTTAGATGAAATCCAATGCTCTGTCCAAGGTAATGGATTGTTTTTTAATGGTTGATCATATACTGGTTTTAAACCTATCGCTCTCAATCTCTTGTTAGCGATCCACTCAACATACTTCTGAAGTAGTTTGTCATTCAATCCTATCATAGTTCCGTGTTTAAACAAATACTCTGCCCATTTCTTCTCTTCATTCACACACATATCAAACATCTTATATGTCCACTCTTCTTCTTCCTTAACTATATCAATCATCTCTGGATCATCACCCTTACGCCAGTTGTTTAAAATGTTTTGAGTGATTGCAAGATGTTGATTTTCATCTCTAGCAATGAGTCCAATGATTTTTGCTGACCCTTCCATAAGTTTGAGTTCACCAAAAGCAAAACTGCAAGCAAAAGATACATAAAAACGAATGCCTTCTAAGATGTTAACATTAGCAACTGCTCTATAAAGATGTTTTTTTAAATCCTTACGTGTCCATTCGGCTGATGGAGATCCTTTAGAATCATTTCTCCATAGATTACCTTGACCCCACTCTTGAGCATAGTTAATAAAATCATCATAAGACTTAGTAACACTTGCAGCACGTTCTAATATACGGTCATCCTTAATAATAGTATCAAATACCTCTGAGGGATTAGCATATACGTTCTTAATAATATAAGTATAAGATCTACTATGAATCATCTCCATAAAAGACCATACTTCCATACATGATTCTAACTCAGGTAAAGAACAGTATGGTAAGAAAGCCATACCAGGAGCACGACCCTGAACAGAATCTAGCATAATCTGATACTTCAGGTTAGAAGTATAGATATGTCTTTGTTCTGGTCGCAACTCTTGATAATCTCCACGATCTTTCTGTAAAGATACTTCTTCTGGTCTCCAAAAATATCCTAACTGTTGCTTAGTTAAGTTCTCAAAAGAATGATATTTAAAATTATCATATCTTTGAACACCTAAAGGAGCACCAAAAAACATTGGTTGCTTCTTAGTATCTACGTCTTCAGTATTAAAGACGGTCATTCCTTTTATATCAGATGGCACAGGATTCACACTCCTCTTCATTAGCATTCTCTAGCTCACCCAGTAAATTGTCAAGCTTTGATGCTCCTTCAGGAACATCATCATGCCACCCCACAGGATGTGCTGGATCTACTTCATCAGTTTTCATATCATGAGTGTTCTGATAGTAAGAAGTCTTCCATCCCAACTTATAAGTGGTCAAAAGATCCTCTGCCATCACACTAACAGGCACTTCATTATTCTCATATTGTTCTGGATTATAACTCCAGTTACCAGAAATTCCTTGATCAAAGAACTTTTGCATAACTGCAACCACATTAATATATCCTCTATTACCTTTCATATCCCATAACAAAGTATAATTATTTTTTAAACCAGCATAGGAGGGAACAATCTGCTTAAGAGGTCCTTTCTTTGATTTTTTAATGGACAAGTATCCTCTAGGAGGTTCGATTCCATTGGTTGCATTTGACACAACGGAACTGCTCTCCGAAGGCATTTGTGCCGACAGTGTTGAGTGCCGTAAACCGTGTTCCAAGATAGATGCCCTAAGAGATTCCCAGTCATGTTGTAATTCTTGTTTGCAAACGTCATCTACATCACTCTTATATGTATCAATTGGTAGTATTCCATCAGCATACTTAGTGCGTCCAAAGTTTTCACACCATCCTTTCTCCTTAGCAACCTCATTAGATGCTTTTAAAAGATAGTATTGGAATGATTCAGCAAGTCCATGAACCGCATCCCATGCCTCTTGTGAGTCATAATTAAAACCCAACTTAGCAAGATAATGTGCAAGTCCAATAAAACCTACTCCAAGCGATCTACGTGCCTTTGTAGCAATCTCTGCTGCTCTTACAGGATAATCCTGATAATCAATCAACTCTTCTAGACCTCTAACAGATAGGTCACACAATTCTTCTAATTCTGAATCAGATCTAATCTTACCTACATTAACAGCAGAAAGAATACAGAGTGCTATCTCACCAGTCAAATCATCGATGTGCTGAAGAGGATAAGTGGGAAGAGTAATTTCCTGACATAGATTACTCATCTCAATCTTATCTTTAAATGATGAGTGACTATTACAATGATCTATGTTCATCAAATATATACGACCTGTCTCTGCCCTCTCTTTTAGTAAGTCAAGGATGAGCTCTTGTGCTCCGATGGTTGACTTTTGGATGGATTCATCTGATTCGTAACGGCAATATAAGTCATCAAACTTATCGGTCCCAAAACTCTCATACAAGCCAGGACAATCATGAGGGGAAAATAACGTGATTTCCTTATTTTGGATAAAACGTTCATAGAATAATTTACTTAACTGGATACTGTAGTCGAGTTTTCTGACTCGGTTGTCTTCGGTTCCTTTGTTGTTTTTGAGGACGAGGATGTCCCTGATTTCCTGATGCCAGATAGGAAAGTGAACAGTTGCGGACCCGCCTCTGATACCGTTTTGTGTGCAACATCTGACAGTAGACTCAAATTTCTTAAGGAAGGGTACAACACCTGTGTGCTGAACCTCTCCACCTCTGATTTTAGAGTTGATTCCTCTGATTCTTCCTGCGTTAATGCCGATACCAGCCCTCTGTGCAACGTATTTCCCAATAGCCATATCAGAGCTAAAGATACTATCGAGGGTATCGTCAATATCAACCAGAACACAAGATGCAAATTGACGTATGGGTGATCTGACACCTGCCATAATGGGCGTTGGGATGTTGAGCTTGTGCTTGCTGATTGCGTCGTAGTATCTTCTGACATAATTTAACCTCGTTTCTTTAGGGTATTCTGCAAAAATTGTCAATGCGATCATTATATACATGAACTGAGGAGTTTCATATACTCCACCAGTACTGCGATCCTGTACTAGATATTTATCTACAACTTGCCGTAATCCAGCATATGTAAACAAAAAGTCACGATCATGGTCGATATATCCATTTACCTTTTCTATTTCCTCTTTAGAATACTTCGTAAAAATATCTTTATCATACACCTCTTTATTACAACAATCCATAATATGCTTCTCAAGATGTGGCATCTCCCTCATCTTTCCATATAAACTCTTTCTAAGAGAGAAGAGAAGTAATCTAGCAGCAACATATTGATAATTAGGATTATCTAAACTAATAAGGTCACTAGCACTGCGAATAAGAATCTCCTGAATTTCTCCAGTAGTAATACCATCATAGAACTGAATACCAGATTGTATTTCTACTTGACTAGCAGAGACACCTGCAATCCCTTTGGTTGCCTCTTCACACATCTTATGCATCTTTTCTAGGTTAAGAGATTCCATCCCTCTGCCATTACGCTTTTTGACCTTAATGCCGTTGCTCATATTCGTTTCCAAGTGTTAAATTGTAATTTTGCTTTTAAGCCATTATATACATTTGATTCTACCAATTCCTGAACATTGTGTCCAGCGAGAACCATATCATTTATGTCCTTTTCATGGATATTTGATGGCCATATGACAACTGACTCACCTCTGTCGATGGTGGCGGAGATTCTTGACGTAATTTCCTTAGACCTCGGTTCGTTATCATAAACCCAAACAGGAGTGCTAATACCCCACTTCCCAACATCACCGTCTGCACCGCACATAGCAATGCTATTGAGAAGGAACGTTGAGTCGAATGGTCCCTCTGTAATATAGACTGGAGTTCCTCCTCGGACTTGATCCAATCCGTAGATTTTTGGTGCGTCATCATTAATCATTACCGTAATGTATTTAACCTTACTCGGACCTAGAGATCTACCCTGAAACCCGACCATGGTTTTCTTATAAAACAAAGGAATAATAATCCTTGGTTCATCATAATTCACACTGTCAAATGTTCTCTTCTGAGAATTTGACCATGCTTTAAACTTATCCGTATAATAGAATTTATCTGGATTTAATTTTCTATTTTCTAGATATTTTTTTGCAATAGGATTTGTAGATGCCTTAGGCAAATCCAACTTAGGTTTAAACTGAGGTGCTTCAAAGTTAAACTTTGGTTCCTCAACTACAGTACCCCTTCCTGTCTTATTATCTTTAAATCTCTCAAAGACATATTGTTTATGAATAACAGGATCTATGGACTTTAGAAAATTACTAAAAGTCATAGATGCACCACAGTTGTGGCATCTAAAATTCACATCTGCCTTCATCCCATAAAGATACCCCCGTGCCTTATTGCGATGCTTTTGAGAGTCACCACAGATAGGACAACGGAAGTTATAGAGATTGGGTTTAACCCTTTTAAATTTTAACAAACGAGAGGAAATAATCCCAATATATTTGGAATCAACCAAATCCATTACAAAAGTTTATTTTGTTCTTTCTATTATAGTCGGTGATGTGGATTGCGTCAACAGGGAACTAACTATCCTCTGTCCTATTGGACTTACAACGAAACTAATGATGGATATTGCACCAGCAATCGTCCACATCTTCATCTCTATCTTGCGAAGACGATCATCTACCTTGCGAATATCTCTCTCACATCCTGCTTTAATCTCCTTACCTTGACGGTTGACTTCTCTATGAACCGATTCCACTTTCTCAAATAAGACTGCATCTATTCTATCCTGCTTTGTTAGTTTCTCATCATGGACAGCAAGCATCTGCCCCATTTTTACAGAGTTATCCTGAAGAGTCTCAATGACTCTCTCCAGTCTCTCCAACATAGCATCACTTGGTCTCATCTTTCATCTTCCAATTCTTTCTTATTCCTCTAGTCCAAATATATCTTTTTTTCTTCTTACCCATCACTGGGTCAAAACCTGCAGTAGGACCTTCATCATCTGCTTTGCTACTAAAACCTGGTTTACCAGCAGTGCTGCCAGTAGTCATCATCTCTTCACGAATGAAATTAATTATTCTTTCTAGTTTCCTCTTTTCCATTTTCATTATAGATTTTATAGAGTTCCTGAAGACAATAAAGATCTGGTTGGATATCATGTATGGCAGACTTAGGATACTCAGGTAACTTACCTAAGAACATAATAAAAGTCTTCATAGAAGGCCAAAGATCTTCTTCTATTTTAAAGAACATCATAGGAGTTGTTGCTTCTCCAAAAATATTATAAAGAATAATGAAATGATTTAAAAGAAGATGGGTTTTTAATTGACCCGTATTCTTATATCGTTTCAGTAATCGTTTTATATATTTAAAGTGATTAAGATCCTTATCAAAATCCTCTTTGGTCACTGCCTGTGGATTTTCATAATTCTTAATAGCAAAGAGGAGGAAGTTATCCTCCTTCAATTCATTAAAGATCATAACATATTATTTAAAGTTTAGTTAATTAGAATCCACCTTGATCAGTTGGATATAGGATACCGAAGTCACCAGTACTAATACCAGTAGCTGCGACCAGAACTTCAGTCTTGACTCGCATCTCTCCTTCTACACCCATGTAGGTTGTAACACCAACCCATCCTTCCGTGACACTGTTTCCGAAACCAGTATTGGTCGCTGCCCCAGAGTCATATGCAGAAGTACTAATACCATAGATCTGTCTATCATAACCACCAGCATATCTCTGGAAGTTAAGTTTATTACCTGCAGAGATTGCTGTAGTAATACTAGAAGCAAGACTGACAATGTAGTTACTCTTAAAGGTAACAGTACTACCAACACCAACGGTAGCAGTTAGATTAGGTGTAATCTCAATATTTGCTGCGTTAATAGCAGTAACTCTATAATCACCACCACCAAATATAAATTCTCCATCAACAGGATTCCCCATATGAACCTTAACTTGACCTACATATGCCTCAGCAGCAAGTCCTAATGGTCCATAAACATCAATTGTTCCAGAACCAATACCAGAAGCACCATGAGTTGTAGCAGCCCAAGTTCCAATACCAGCAACAACAATAGCACTTCCACCTGGATTCTCAAAGTGATCACCAACCTTAAGTCCTAAGTGATGGCGAGGGTCTACTCTCCAATGGTTAACATGAACGGGTAAATAATTACCTTGAGGTGGCATATTTAATGCAACAGCACCAAGAGCAGTAGCACTTGCGAATGTTACTAGAGAAGATTCTTCATCATGTCTATTACTCCAACGATGATCTGTTATAGTACTCTTAGGAAGTTCACTGATATAGAAACTTGTACCAGCAATAGCAGCACCACTAAGACCAGCAGTAGAACCAATAGTTAAAACTCTGTCACTAGTAACACCAACAATTACAGCGTCTCCAAAGAAGTCATCTGCACCACCAGCACCTCCACGAACTCCAAATCTTATTACTTGTCCTGTCTTCGCATACCCTACTCCATTTGCGTCGGTCAAACCAAAACTGGTTCCTGATCCAACTACCTCAAGAGTGCTATAATTACAGGTAACAATACCCGCAGTTTTACGAGTAATGTTTGCGCTATTTCCCCAAATTGCCATGTCTCTATTCCGTAAGAATTTCTGTGCTAATGAATATTTATAGATCTAATATCTTAGAGGTATGCCTTAGAAATGTTTGTGGCAAAGCCTATGACAGTAGTTCCTGCAGCCAATACTGCTGCGGCTCCTATCACCCATTTCTCTACAACCTTGAGTCTTTCACGTAACTCTTCTTGCTTTTCCTCAAGACGTTCAATCTGCATTTGCATCACAGTGATACGTGTCTCCTGTGAGGCATCAAGTCCTAAATCTGCCATGCTATTAAATTATGACTGTTATTATATAGTCAACAATTCCAAGCTCTTAATGACTTAGACAATCTATCATCTCCAGTATTGTTGGAGGGTTTTTGTCTCTTCCTCATACCTTTCATCCTCGCACAAAAACTCTTTCTACGAGGGTTCCCAACCTTCTTTGAAGGAGCTTTAAGGTCACTGCCTGGATTCTCTGCTTCGTAGGACTTTCTTCCTTTTTCATTTAATCCTCCTGATTTGTTTTTACCTGCTTTCTTTGTCCATGCTGCACCTTCTTGCACATAATCAAGTTCATCTCTCCAAGAGAATGATTCACTCTTACTCTTACCATAATTAGCAGCACCCTTCTTACGACACTGTACTAATCTACCAGATGCATATGCAGAAGGCCAAACCTTTGCACTTGCTTTTACCTTATGATAACAAGCATCTTTACTACCACTACCCTTACCTTTCTTATCTGCTTCTGTTATTTCTACTTCTTCTTTCTTTACACTACCAACAGGTTTGCAGTTAGGAACCATCTTCCCACCTTTTTTCTTCAGACCATATGCCTTATAACCTTTCCAACATGCTTCATCTATTTTTTTCATATCCTTCAGATGTTTTTTTATTTTCTCTGACTGACCCTTGTGCATTTTACTTGCACCAACCAATTCCTTTGCAACAGTCTTAAGTACTTTATCTTCATTCATTTTCTTTTTGGGTTTGTCAGTACTAACATATGTAGGTTTTGCTGCACCTGACTTGGATTGTTGATTAGGATCTGCTGCTTTCTTTCTTCTTGATGCAGAATCTCTTTCTGCCTTTGTCATGCTGGCACGTTTAGAAGATGATACACACTTTGGTGTACCCTCACCTGGTTCATCACTCGCACAAGTTCCACCTGTCTTGACATTCACCCAACCACCTTTACCATCTTTAGATTTAGATCCTTTAAACCACTTATGTAAAGAACCTTCTCTCATATCATCAGGCACATTCTCAGTACTACCAGAAACATACTTAGCATGTTCTCTTCTCTTTAACATTCTTCTTGCTTTTGCACCAGCATCCATTGCCTTTTCAGGTTTCTTTTCTTCCTTCCTTTTCTTAACAGCAGATACCATAGCATCTACAAATTTGTTCTCTTCGATAGCAGGTTTGGTGTGCATTTTTTTACTCCCAATCTTTTTCTTTAGTTTTTCATAAGAACCAGCATAAGCATCTCCAAAAAGATTATTATCCTTCATAGAAGTTTGCTCTTCTTGATATTTCTTATACTTTTTATTAGTACCAGGTTTGTAATGTGGTTTATCACCTTTATTTTTCTGTGACCACATGATAGCAAACATGTCTGACTTACTACCTTTAAACCTACCCTCCTTACGAGCACGATCAAATGCAGCAGCAGTGCCACCTTTCTCTACACCTTTCTTTTTGTCACCCTTAGTGTGACCATATCCTGGTGGTGCTACCTCACTAACAAGTTCACCATCCTCACGGACTTTCTTACCCTCAGGAATAGGTTTACATTTTTCATCGTCAAAACAATAGTATTGACCTTCAGGACATTTCATTTTTTTAAAACCTCATAGGGTAATACGTTAGAAGCAGGATAATTCATGTCCCCAATCCACGACCTTTTTTCATATTATCTTCACTACCATATCTTGCTACAACATTAGTATAGTCTTGAGGATTCTTATAACCTGCTTTCTTTGCTTTAGCAGCATATTCTTTCTTTGACTTCTGCTTATCTAAGTACTTACCAGTTCCAGCATCAGATTTAACACCTTTCACTTTCTTCTGTTGCCCTTCAGGTTTTCCATGCTGTTTACGAATCATACCTCTAACAACATTAAGTGCTCTATCACCACTACCACCCTTCTTAACTGGACTACCAGGTC